GTTTACCAGCAACTTCATACTCTTCGTATTTATCTGCTGCATCTTCCATCCAATCTAGGTAACCTCTACCGTGATTCATATCATTTGCAATCTGTACAATACCACCAACTCGTTGATCATAAACATAGGTTGGATATACTTCGTGCAAGGTTCTCATTGTCAGATTACCTTGTGCAAATTCATGTTTTAAGTCGAAGTAATTCATTACATCTTCTCCGACTAAAATATCTTCTTTAAATCTTGTTAATCCTGCAGCCTTTTTAGAGTACCAAATAACTCTGCAATGTGTTTCCCACTTATTAATATACTTAAATTCATAAGTAATTAACCTTTTATGGGCTTCGGATAGTGCTCTTAAATATGGGCTACCTTTTTCAAAGTATTCTCCTTTCATTGCTCTATCCCACCATTCCCATGGTCGGTTAAAACATCTATATCCCATACCTTGAATGCAATCAGCATTGTAAATATCTTCAGCATATTGTTGTGCAGAAAATTGAGCTTCTGAATGTGATAATGGGCCGTAGCCTTCATCAGGAACAATACCGTATTGGTAATCTAGTACTACAACATCAGGTGGAGTTTCATCTGGAAGACCATATACTGCTGGATTAGCAATCATCTTATGAACATGAATACCGTGTGGAGTAATCATATCGTCACCATCTACTTGAATGCAGTAGTCATCATCTGATGCAAGGAATGCATCCAAAACAGCGTTTTTACCTTTTGAAGGTCCACCGTTACTTTCTGATGTATTATATTGGATTCCCTCTGATTCGAGCCACTCTATCGCTTGAGCTTGAAATTCCATATCTCTAGTATTGATTACATAGTAAACATCATCTTTGGTAATTTGTTGACTATAAGTACCATCCCACATTCTAGCATGACGCTTTACTTGAGCGATACCTCTGGTAATCAGAATGTAATATCGAAGTTTATTCATTTATTAACCTATCGGTTTAATTGGCCAAATAACACTATTAGGAAATGTTTCTTGATCTGTAATATCTCTAAGTGCTTGTCTATAATTAAGTATTTCTGTACTAGGAGTTCTATCAGATACTGCTTCCATATCAGTAATATGTAATTGCTGGTCTCTTCTTTGCCTGATATTTCTTGCTTTCTCTTCAGCTGTATAAGGAACTTTTTCCCAACTTTTATATTTAGTTGTTTCATCTTCTGTCCAGACCGCGACGAGACGCTCATAGAGGGCATTAAATTCTGGTGAGTCTTCAATTTGAACATCTTTAATAGTTTTACTACTTTCTTCTAAAACTAAGGGCTCAACTGCAGTATAATTTTGCCAGAATAATGCAGCGTCTTCAGCCATATTTTCAGCAATTTGATGTACTTGAGCTTCTGTAAAATTTTCAGGTAGACTGGCCATAGTGTACCAATTGGGTAGAGAATCATCACTATTAATGAATTCTAAGTTCATTGATGATCCAATTTGATCAAGTCTTCGTATATTATAAGTTATTGCCATTGTTTATTTTCTCCTAGGTAAATTCTACGTATATATAATACGGCGTTACAGTCGCATTGTCTTTAATTCTTTGTGCTACATTCGCGGCATTGGTCGCAGCGGTGGAGCTGGTACCAGCATAACCAAATCTATAACCATATACTGTAGGACTAGTACCTGGTAATGCATTAAAGTTAATTGCATCTGTTCTATAAATTGTAATACCTGTGCTTAAGTCGCATCTATATGGCGGAGAACTTTGATGATCATAAAATGTGGCCGATGTCCAACCACCATTTGTTGAGCTGCTGCCGCCTGAAAATCCTATTGTAAGATAATCATAATAAGCGTCATCCATTACAATGCATGCAAGACTTCTACTACCAGATGCAAGTGAGCTCGTTCGAGTTGCAGTTCCGAAAGCAGTACCTGATTGACCACTCTCAGACATAAAATAAAAGTATCCGTTAGTTCTGGAGTAACCATATCTCAAATAGCTGTCATGATTGGGTTGGACAGCAAGTCGAACTGTTTTAATACTAGTGCCGTAAAAATCAGCCATATCAACTAAAGTACCTACTGTGTTACCGTAACTAGGCTGATTTACAGGGTCTGCAGCCATATAGTCATCTATTTCCACAGGCGGATAAGCATATCCTCCAAATTCATTGGATATGTCAAACATTGAAATTGCGCCGCTTGATTGTAATGCCATATTAAATTCTCCTATTCTCTTATAATATATTTATAAGGGTTTTATTCCTTATTTGAATTACCTATATTATATTTTGGACATAGTTCCCATTGTGTCTTTTCTTTAAATGGAATAACTTTAATCTGTCTTAAAGGTGCACACGGAGTTGAGACTTTAGTATTAATAATACTTACTAATCCCCAATCTGCTAGTAATGTAGCAATTGTGTTCCTACGTTCTAAGTCGTTTTCGATTAAATTACTTGGTTTACCATCTAACAGAAATAGCTCTTTAAAATGCACAATGAAATACCTGCCTTGTTTATGCAGAATATGACATGATTGGAATAGCTTTTGATCTTTCCTAGAGGCAACACCAATTCTAGTTAATGTTTCTCTAATTTTTAAAAAATCATCTGGTTCGTTGAGAGAGACTTCAAGCATTTCTGCTGGAGTCCAATTTTTGACTTCTTTATTTTCGTTTTCCACCTTTATAAATCCTATTTTTCAATTCGTTAATTTTATCATCATTTAATAATTTTAATACGGACTTAGCCTTTTCATTACTATATCCATAATATTCTTTGATGAGATCTAAATCAGAAACTTCCGATGGTTTCATCCATTTGGACCATCTTTTCTGTTTCCTTATTATATTTATAAAAAAATCATACTGAAGGCGGCTGTCTATAGTATGATGTATATTCATCTCATTAGCAAATAGTACCGTATCATTGTGATAGGATAGTGAACGATTTATAATAAAAGCATTGTAATTCTTTTCGGCAATATCATCAACCATGATTCCTTTCTTGCCGTATGTTATATCATTTACATAATCAAATGGGGACATGAGTCACCTCAATATCACACTTGTTCAGAAAATCAACTCCTGCTGTTGAACGCATGTGGTCGTTTGCATAATAAACTTTACTTATACCCGATTGATATATTAGTTTAGCACAATCGAGGCATGGAGCATAAGTTGTATAAATGTCTGCACCTTCACATGATTCTGCTGATCGAGCTACTTTAGCAATAGCATTAGTCTCTGCATGCAATACTTCTGGTTTAGTTTTTAATCCCATAGGTATACTGGTCTTGTCGTCACCCAATCTAACTACCTCTTCACAGTTATTATCCCAGCCAGAGGGCATTCCATTATATCCGACAGATATAATTCTGTTATCTTTTACGATAGCAGCGCCAACTTGAGCACGTTTTGCATGAGATAACTTGCCAAAAGTATTAGCAGTTTCCATAAATGCACGTTTCCATTTATCTACCATTGATGTATCACTCCTGCTATGATAAAGAAACAAGTAAGGAAATTTACAAGTACAATCACACTTCGCATTAAAGCAATAATGTCTGCCTCGTGATTAGTGGTACCAGATTTCTCTCCAAGAGATTTAGCCCACAATTTCCAATATTTATTTCTTTTCATTCTTAGATTCTAGTTCTTCAACTTTATCTTGCAATTCTTTTATTCTGGCATATGCTTTATAAAGTTGCTCATTTAAGTCGCGTATTGTTTTTTCTACAGCTTGTTGTTGGTTCATTAATTAAAGTCCACCGCCGCCATTATTTCTGTACAACATGCAACCATATTTAATTCGTGGTCAGCAACAAAACTATTCTTGTATTGATAATCTGCAAGGATAAGCACTAGCTGTGGAATAGATTGTGGTTTAACATAGTCGGACATATTATCATAAATTTTACGAAACAATGAAGCAGGTTCTTGATCAATATTATCAGTTACCCATTGTCGCATCTTTTTAAAGTTTTTGTCCTTCATAGCAGACATTAGGTTACCCATAGAGACTTCTGATAGTGATACAAGAATACCTGTATCAATCTTACCTGACACTGAGTATCGTTGCAATTCATTAAGAACTCTACGCCAATCTGGCATGTGTTTCATAATTAACTCAGCAATTACTGGTTCATCATATTCTACATTCTCATTGGATAAAATATTACCCACTCGTTTCATAAATGAGCCACATAAGTCTGGCATATCTTTCTTAGCAATATTAAATTCAACTACGGAACAACGAGAGTGTAGTGGTTCAATGATTCTGTTTTTAAAGTTACAGGTCATTATGAATCTACAGTTATTACTGAACTCTTCAATGAATCCGCGTAAAGCAGGTTGGGTGGACTGGGGATTCAAGTAGTCTGCCTCATCAAGAATTACCACCTTGTATCCACCCTGTAAAGATACTGTTGATGCGAAATGTTTAATTTTATTACGCAGCGTGTCAATGTTACCCTCTTCGGATCCGTTAATCAATAGATAATCAAGTCCTAGCTGGTTACATAACGCCTTAGCAACAGTTGTTTTACCGACGCCAGCTGTTCCAGTAAACAATAAATTAGGAATTTCTCCCGTATTTACAATTGTTTGAAATGTGGTCTTTAAAGGTTTCGGCAGAATGGTATCTGCAACTGTTTGTGGTCGATACTTCTCGACCCATAAAAATTCTTCCATTATGCTACCTCCCAGCCTGTAACAGTTTCTACTCGGAAAGAGCGCCAGGCATTTTTATCCAAGCACCATACTGCAACATGATCAGACTCTGGGCTGATATTTTCTACAGTAGCAGCAATACCTGCTTCTTTTAATATTTCGGGTTTGAGTGTGGACTCCATTCGGCGAACCTCGCCAGAGCCGATTTTGGTAAAGGTAACAAACACAATACCTTCTTGTAAAGACTTGATAAGACTTTGTAATTCACTTTTTTGCATAATAATTCCTGTAATAATAAATTGGTGACTAGGGGGCCTTTTCATACTGGCCTGTTTGTGGGGATTCTGGTTGGCGAAACCTTGACCCCCTAGTCGTCCCCAACTCTAGCCTTCTTCTTGAACGGAAGGCTCTTCTGCAACTGGGACTGTACCTTCAGGCTGTTCGCCATCTTTAGGTGCAGCTGCGTTTAAGAAAGCTACAATTCTGTTTCTCAAACCTCCAATTGCTTCGAGTTCTTGGCCTTCAAAACCACCCCTACGTGATACAATATCAATGACTTGCACCATTGTAGCGATATCTTGTAGACCAAGTTGCACAGGTTCACCCACTTGAGTGTCCTGTGTTGCGTTTACATCTTCTGACATAATATTCTCCATTAGCTAATTTATAGTATTATTTATACACCAAATGTTGAACTTTTTTCCAAAGCAATAAAGTAACTTACCGGTTTAGTTTTGTTCACCCACTTTGAAATGAGTTTTGATGAAATTTGCACTTCATAGTCACCATCAATGATTTTCAGATTTGAAATATTCATAATGAAACTAAAAGTTTGCCCAGTCGTGTTTTCTCCAAGAGATAGTTCAAAAGTATTTGCACTAGCATCTTTAGGGTCGAACACTTTAATAGAAATGCCATCATCGTTTCCAATGAAAGCAAGATCTAAGTGACCAAGCACTGACGCTGCCTTTTTTGCCTTCAGAAGTTTTTCTTCGGTTAGTTCAACAGTAACCTCGGCGTTTGGCATTGTAATGTCCCTCTCGGGCGCAGTTAGGATACTAGGTTCAGCAAGGTAATAATTTACCCCTGTTCCAGTACCACTGACTTTCACAGATTTCTCCGTAAAATTTAATGTTGGATTGTCAACAAGACCGAGTACATTTAAGAACTCATTAAGGTCATAAATACCTAGGTCTGATGGGAAATCCTCCACAACCGAAGCTGTTGCAAGAATATTCTTGGCCTCGGAAATAGTTTTAATTTCTTGACCTGGCTTTAAAACAATGTTCGGGTTAATCGAGGCAAAGTTTTGTAGTAGGGCAAGTGTTTCTTCACTTAGTTGCATAATGCGTTTCTCCATTTTTTAATATGTATATTATATCACAAAAAGCAGTGATTGTAAACCACTTTTTGCACTTATTCACCATTAGTTCTATCATGCTCATATAACGCAAGTAGTCCATAATGTAAAACCTTCATCAGGTCTTTGCGCCACTCAGCTGGAGTATCGCCTTTCTTCCCATAACGAGCATTATATTTATCAACATTGCCTAAGAAGAATCCTAGGCCATGTCCTCTGTCAATGATGACCTCACTTGATTGGAGTCCACCTTGACCATAATGTGCATTATAAGTTGAATCTATGTACGAGTGGAGCTCTTTGATCAGAGCTCCCTCATTAAATTTGTAATCAGGATTAGAAGTTTGCTTCATTATTTTCCTCAGTTGTTGTTTCATTAGTAATTACACCATCATCTACCTTAGTGTAAAGATCAAGGAAAGCCGCCTTGGTATCATCATCAAATCTTGCGATACATAGGTCAATAGACTTCATCTTGTCTCCGAAGATAGAATATGTCTGGACAATGTGACACAACCTTCTGGTTGAAATAACTTCGTCTACGCCATCATCATAAAAAGTTTTTCTGATAATATCTGCCCAGGTAACAAGTTTATCTGCAAATTCCTCGTCTGTTTTACCAAACTTGTCCATATGTTTCCCTACGATTTTCTTTTCAATAGAGACCGATGGGAATTTCTGGTCAATTGCCACTGTAAATCTTTCAAGGAAAGCATCATCAATAATTGTGGCAGCGGTAAATCTGCCGTCTTCTGAACCCTTACCTTTGGTGTTGGCTGTGGCTATAACATTGAAGCCAGCCGCAGGAGAAATTGTTTCACCTGTTTTCTTAACCAGAACAGGTTTCCCTTCAAGTATACCTTGCAAACACATAATTTTATTTGTAGCTCTATCAATTTCATCGAGCAGTAAAATTGCACCGTTCTCCATTGCCTTAAGAACCGGCCCTTTAGAGAATACAGTTTCTCCATTAATAAGTCTGAATCCGCCAAGTAAATCGTCCTCGTCTGTTTCTGGGTTAATCTGAACCCTAATAAATTCTCTGTTTAATTTTGCGGCCGCTTGTTCTACCATGAAGGTTTTACCGTTTCCAGATAGTCCTGAAATATATGTAGGGTAAAACATTTCTGATTTAATAATTTTTACCAAATCGGAATATGAACCCCATGGTACAAACGTTGAATCGACTTTTGCCATAGACTTTTCTTGGTTAACAATCGACTGCATTGACAGAGCCGTATTCTGTTGCGTATTTGATGATTCAGTGATGGAATCCTTAAGTGGGATAATCATTGCACTAAGATCGTATGTACCAATCTTGACTCTATTCTCTTTGTCGCAAAGAGGATACCAATCTGATCCTTTATAGCCAAGAGATTCAGCAGCGGAAACAATCAGGTTCTTCCTGAACTCTGTTTGATCCGGATATTGTTCTGCCAATTTCTTGACGATGTTTTGTGTTGAAATTTTCACGTTATTCATAATATAATTCACTCCTTAATTAATTTATATGTATATTATATCACACTGAGCATATTTGTAAACACGCTTATGTAAAATAATTGCACTTTTTGTACGCTTTTCTTATATTTTGTTGTTATAAGACACATATCCTTTATAACCACAATAATTAAGCTACCGCCTTACCAAATTTAGTCATTAAAACCTTATTTAATTTCTTGCCTTTGGCATGCTTCCTAAACGCAGACCCTATCTGATTTTTCGATGCATCATCTGCAATCTCAAAGTCTTCAGTTTGGGCAGACAAAGCCTTTCCAGATTTAACCATGTAGTAATCATTATATCCGTAGATGTTTTCTATGTGAACACACTTATTGTTTCTGTATTCTTTTGCCCATTCCTTAGAAGCTTCATCCCAGTATTTATTATTAGACCAAGCAATGTCTTTCAGTCTCCACTTCCAATCTGAACCTTCGGCCATGAAGAATCCGATATTATTGGTACCATGTAATTTAGAGATATGAGTTAAGATAGCATCCGTAACTGTTTTAGAGTTTGAAGTCTCAGTTGATACCCACTTACCACCAACATTTATTTTTAAACCCCCACCATAAGGTGTATGCACATCAGCTCTTGGGTCTTGATGAAGATATAATCTGTTTGCATCACCATCTGTAAATGTAACAAAATTCATTTTCTGAACCTGATGTTTTCTTTTAAACTTCTTAATTAGATCTTCTGCAATAATAAGAGCCTGATTAAGTGGAGTCGAACCCCAATCTTCCTCTTTAGCCTTAATTGAGTCTTCGTACCAACCTTCTCCTGGAGCAACTCTCTGATATAACCACTTCAAAGCTTCCATAAATTCAGCCTTCTTTAATTCAGAAGAGATTACGAGAGGCATTGATAATTCGTCCATCTCAATATGGCCAGGCATATTTTTCATCAGTTCCCAATTTAATTTGGGATTAGTTGAAGTAAATCCGTAAACCTCAAATGGAATGTTTACTGCCTTACAAAACATAACTGTGTGAATGACTTGATCCATAACATATTTCATGGAACCAGACATTGAACCAGAGTAATCAATGAGCATCATCATACCGTGAGACTTAGCATCTGCAAGTCTTGTCGCCTTAAGAAAAATATCATCGTTGGTTTTATATGACCATAGTGCATTCACATTAATCTGGCCAGTCTTAGCTGTAGTAGCTCTTTGATATTGGTAAGCAGCTTTTCTTTGTTCAAATTCCTTGACAGCAAAGTTAACAGATTTCTTGACTCCGCTGATGTACTCATTAAAGCCGTAATCGGGCGAACTCCATGTTGCATATTTCTCTGCACTATAAGAACATTCTTCGAGTTTCTGTTGTCTTGCTGCTTTCAGTTCGTTATATGATGAAACAACTTTGGATGCAATTGATTTTTCAATTGGCTTGATTACAGCTTTTTGTTTACCCTTATCATCAATGTCCAACAAAGTAGATTCTTTGGCCCTAAATGCCTCGTCAGTAATAGAGATATCGGCTTCTTGTTGATGATCAGGTTCTGCAGAATAAACAGGTTCCTCTTCAGCAGTGTCTGCATCAACTTCATTGGCCTCGTCAGAAGAAGCTTTAGAATTTTCTTCCTCATTGGATTCTTTTTCTTCCTCTTCCTCTTCATCTTGGTAATCGTCATGACCCTGACTTGTTGGATCAGCATCTTCTTGTTTATCTTTAATTTCTGGCTCATCAATGTTGTCAGTTTTAGGTTCTGGTTTTTGGATTAGTTCATCCTGATTCTCTTGTGTCCAAGAAAGAATGTCTCTAACCAACTGAACAACATCATCAAATGTCTCAGTTTTGTTAGCTCTATCCATGTAAACCCATTCCTCATCTGTAAAGGGAACGTCGATTAGCTGACCTATTTTAGCTTTTAGGTTAATTTTATCAATAAGCTTTACTTGATCCCAGTCAATTTTGTCGATAGGACCGAAGAACTCATTATCATATAATTTTTTGTAACCTCTTTGAAATGATGCAACTAAACCAGGGTAAGTTGATTTTACCATTCTTTCGATTCTTGCATCTTCAACAACATTGATATATGACCTAGGGCAACCCTTCAGTTTTTCTGGACTATCATGCCAGCCTTCATACGGGGTGTTTAGTGCATGACCGACTTCATGACCTATTAATAAGTCATAGACATCTTTACCCATATCTTTCCATAGAGGAAGACCTAGGACTCTGTCTTTGACATCAAACCATGCAGTCTTGTAGTTACCATGTTGAACCGTAATATTCTCTTTTGCGAGTAATTTTGGCAACATTGAATTTGAATAATTAATCATATACACTCCTTATTTATGGTACCATTATATCACACTGAGCATAAATGTAAACACGCTAAGTGAAAATAATTGCACTTTTTGCGTATTTTTTTATATTATTTTGGAATATGTAACATATTTGTCACACATTTTTGGTTATAATGGCTATTCAGCCCAAAATACTTCACGAAGCGTATTATCTGACCTCTTTAAAATAACAGAATCATGCCGATTGAGGTTTTTCATTTTCTTATAGTAAACAACATCACTTTCAGTAATGATAGCATCATCAAACTCTGGTTTAAGTGTCCATACTACAAAATTGTCTGTCTTTTCTTTGTTACTCATTTTACTCTCTTTCTATAATTGGTGCCTGGAGAGGGACTCGAACCCTCAAGCCAATATGGCGCAAGATTTTAAGTCTTGTGTGTATACCTATTCCACCACCCAGGCTTTGGTAATTTGGCGCGCCCGAGAGGATTCGAACCTCTGACCTGCGGTTTAGAAGACCGCTGCTCTATCCAGCTGAGCTACGGGCGCATAAAGTTATAGTAGCTCGGGGAAAAGCTCTCCTTGTTTATCTTTTATTGAAGGCCCTCCAAACTGGCCGGAATGTACCATATATTCAAATATATCCCAGAGCTTATTAAATCTCAATTCTGTAATATATTTTAAGCCAAGAAGTTGATTCTGCAATTCATCACAGTCTTTGGCATTTAGGTTTAATTTATCAGTATTATGGTATATTAAATCAATATCTTCACATGAGGACCATGCTTCCATAATAGCGGATTCTAGATCAAATCGGTCTTTCGTCACGAGTGTGACTCCTTTTTTCATTTAATAAGTGTATTATATCACACTAAGCTCTAATTGTAAACAAATATTTTAGGCAATCTTAGAAAAGTTTTTAGATTTAAAAAACTCAATCTTGCTTCTAAATTTGTTTTCGAGTATATCTCCCTTATGGGAAATAATAAAGACATTGGTTCCATCTTCTAAGGTCTGTAGGATCTTAGTTAAATTCTCAACGCCGTCTACATCTAAACTACTATCAAAAGTTTCATCGAGAATTAGTAGATTGGTCGCTGCACTATTTTTGAGCTTGGCAATTTGTCTCCAAGTAAATAGTAGGGATAGATCAATCCTCTGTTTCTCACCTTCACTAAATGATGCATAATTAAATGTATCCCTATGGCGAGACCTAATAGTTTCATTAAAGTTCTCGTCCAAATGGAATGCAACAAAGAAGTCCAAAATCTGTAGATACTGATTAATCAGTCTATTCATAACCGGCAAGTATTGCTTAATGACTTTAGTTTTAATGCCTGTATCTTTCAACATTTCGCCGATAACTTCATTATATGTGCGTTCTTCCACATACTCTAGCTTCTTCTCGGTAATAGCTTGTTTGGACTTTCTTAATCCAGATAGTTCCTTCTTAGCTTTACCCGTGTCTCCAGTCTGACTGGTAAGATGATTAATCTCTTTTTGGACTTTATCGATTTCTTTTTGTAATACAGAAATCTTGTCATTATTAGAGTTAATCTTCTGCTGCCTTTGCCTTAGAGTATTCAAGTGGTTATGAATCTCTTGTCCTTCTTTCTCTGTTGTGTTCACCTCCTTTGACAAAGATACAAGGTTTTTCTGCACATCAGCAGCAGTTACTTTCAGACCAGATAATTTTTTATCTTTTAACTGGTCGTCAATTGGTTGTTCGCAAGTGGGGCAATTGTCATTGTCCTCATAGAATCTAGCTTCTTTTACAAGAGATTTAATATTGGCTGTTAAACCCTTTTCAACTGATTTAATTTCAGTCATTCTCTCCATAAAGTGTTTATGATTCTTTTCTTCTTCCGAAATAAGAGTAGAAAGATTTTTACCTAATTCTTGTGATTCATTAAAGGTCTCGTCTATTTGTTCTTTATATACCTCAATTGAATCTCTTTTCTTATCAATCTGATCTTGATTAAGTGACTCCAAACTTTTGATATACTTGGACTGTGAATCTATCTTAGTATTAGTTATATCAATGTTATGATTAATATCTGTAAGATTTTCTCTTATTTTAGCGTTGCGTTCTTTTAGTAGTGTGTTCATCTTACTAAAGATATTAATATCAAGCAGGTCTTCGATAACAGCTCGTCTGGACCACGCTGGTAGTTGCATGAACGGAATAAAAGAACTACTCCCTAATACAACTACTTGGTGGAAACTTTTATGATTTAGCTTTAAGATATTTGTTTCTAAATACTTCTGAAAATCTCTAGCATTAGATGCTTGATTAATTTGATTTCCGTTCTGCCAAATTTCAAATTTATTAGGTTTAATACCTCTTACAATTTTAAATTCAGAATTACCTATATCAAATTCTACTTCAACTAGAGCTTTCTTTTGATTAATAGAATTGATTAGCTGATATTTACCAATATCTCTATGTGGTTTACCAAACAAGCCAAAAGATAATGCATCTAGTAATGTTGATTTACCTGCACCATTTTGTCCTACAATTAATGTTGTTGGTGATTTATCTAATCTAATCTCAATTGGGTCACTACCCGTGGACAGAAAATTCTGCCACTTACATGATTTAAAATGTATCATACTACCTCTAAGTTTTGAGCTTCTGTATATAGCTTTCTTAACTCAACCTTAATGTGTTCTTTATCTAGTTCGGTATCTACCGCTTCTACATATGAATCAAGAAGGGTCGTAGTATCTTCTAGGGATATTTTCTCGTCCTCGACGCTTTCTCCCAAATACTCTTCAAAAGATTCTGCAATCTTTAATTCATAAGTCTCAATGCTTTGCAGTCTATCAACAAACTGATCAAACATATAAAGGTCATTTTTATTTATAACAATTAGTTTAATGAACTTTTTCTCAAATTGTTTCACATCTATCTTGCTATAATCCGTGGTTGTATCGTCATATATTACCTTTTTAAACATGGTAATGGGATTACGAACTGGTGTTAATTCTCTAGTTTCTGTATCTAAAATATGAAAGAATTTAGGATCATCTACATCTGCCCAGGTAAACTCCATTTGAGTACCTAGATAGTCCACATTACCTCTACTAGATTTAGTATGGAAATGACCAGATAATACTGACTCAAACCTAGAAAACACATCAGCACTCATGCCGTGTGGGTTTGGTACACCTGCCATCATATCAAATCCTTTTAACTCTAAATGAGCAGCAAGGATAGGAGCATTACAAGACAGTGCAAAGTCCATATATTCTTTATAATTAGCATTATTAATCCAAGGTATTACAGCAACACCAAGTCCATCATAATCAATGACTTTTGGCTCCATGTGGATATTAACATGTTTAGTAAAATATCCGAGCAGCTCTTTGAGGCTACACAGCTCGTTAGTATTTTTGTAAAACACATCATGATTACCAGGGATGATATCCATAGTAATACCATTATCCCGCATAGGTTCAAGAAAATGTTTGCGATTTTGATTAAGAGCTTTAAAATTGACGAATTTTCTATGTTCATAATAATCACCTAGATGCAAAATATGTTTAATATTATGCTCTTTCAAATAAGGGAAAAATATTTCCGTATAAAATCTTTCTTGGTAGTGTAAAAATATATCACTACTGTTACGGACACCACAATGGGTATCATTTAATATTGCTACTTTCAATCTGCATACCTCCCATGATTAATCAGGTGGTGCATTCTATGATTGTGAATAGCCCATAATAATTTAATCAATGATGTTTCTGTATAAACACCTGCTTTACATTCATAAGTCCACATAATTATACCATGAATAATTCTAGTTTTTGTTTCTTGGCCTTTTCTTCTTTGGCAAAGACCTTGATCGCTTCATCTTTAGTTCTTACTTGAGAGATTCTAGTTCTTAGTGTATCGACATATTGTGCAGTTTGAGATGCACCTTCATTATCCATACCCATTTGTACAAAGTCATCAATACCCATTTTCTCAATAAACTTAAATTTAATGTCTTGCTGTTTCTTTTCTTTAGTAATCCTACGAATAAATGCAAAGAAGCATATCTGAGTAAAATAAGAAAATGCATTGGGTTTACCTGTTCGTGTAGCAGTTTCAATATTATAATTATTAATAGCTCTTAAACAGTTTTCAACTCCATCCATAACCATTTCTTCCCGATATGTATACCGAACAAAGTTCGGTCTGTGGGACAGTCCTTCTGAAATTTTCATAAAACAAGTGGCAATATAATCAGTAACCTTAGGAACTTCTGTTCCGGCTTCCCTTGCTTTATTGCATTCTTCTACGTATGCCACAACTGAATGTGAAAATAATTTATTATCTACATAATGTGGTTTTTGTTTAGCTTTAGTTGACATCAGTTTTTTCCTCCATAATGTGTATATTATAACACATTCTCACTCATTTGTAAACCGGTTTATAACATTTATTTTTTTTTAAATTAATTGCAAAAAGGGGTTTACAAGTAGCCATTTTTATGATATAATATATAAGTCATCCGGGGGGATAGAGGTATACCATAGGTTCTTAATGAATAGTAGGGTCATCTTCTTCCTCCGGTTCTGGTAAAGAGTAATAATCATCATCTGTAATACTTTCTCTTATCTCTACTTCATTTTTTATTAATTCAGAGAGAAGCTCTTTATATGTTTGAACTCTGGGCTCATCCTCTGAATTAGTAGCCATTAAATATTTGCAGTATGCATCAGATATATTGGCAAATACGGGTACGTGTTGCATAACCCTAGTTTTATACAGTTTAAATGCTTTTTGAGGGGATAGTGGAAACCACCTAGTGAAATTGTAATTACCCGTCATGTTTTGCACGAGTAGTAATGGTTCCTCAATGATATAATTATCTTCGTTATTATTCACAAGAAATGCAATTATATCATCACCATTAAGTAATTTGAAATGTCTAATTTGTTGTTCCATATTAATATTTATACACCATTTTTATATATTAACATCATATACTTTGTAAGTAAATTTTTCTTTAGCATATATTTTAATTCTTTCAGCAGCATGCTGAAGGGTATAATTCTTTTTAGACTTCCAGTGTAAATCATCTGCAATGTCAAATACTTTTGTAGCCTTACCATTTTCCGACTTTCTTAATCCACGACCTATACTCTGTAACACCCTAATCTGGCTCTTACTTGGACTAGCAAAGATGATATTATGTAAATTCCTAATATTAATACCAGTAGAAAAAGTACCCATGGAAGCAACAATAATCGCATCATTAGACTGTTCTGTAATCTCCCTGACCTTTTCCCTCGTATCCACATCGGTTTCGCCTGATACATAAAACAACCTCCTAGTTTTTCTTGGCAATTTTTCAAATTTTTCCTGCAACAAGCTATGTAGTGGTTTGCCATGTTTATCTACATACTGAAATAATACTAGTGTATTACCGTCTAAATCCATCGCAAGATTAGTAATAAAATTATTTCTGGGCTCATATTTAACAATATAATCCATCTCAGCCTGATAGTCTTTCTTTACTACCTCTCTACAAATTTCATCAGAATATTTAAGAAGTAATACATCAATCTGTAACTCAGATAATGCTTTCTGGTCTATGAGCTTTTTAGTAGATGTTACTCTATGGACAGGCCCGAATAACCCCTCTAGCACTAGCTGATGTGTTTGTGTACCATCAAGTGTTCCAGTAGTACCCATTCTATATTCTGCGTTAACGCACTTCTCTAATATAGCTGTAAGTGATTTAGCCTTAAAATTATGAGCTTCATCTCCTATCACCATACCATAATTTTCAAACCAAGGAGTCTGCATCTTATAAATTGATTGCCAAGTAGTTATAACAATCCTTTGATTTATATTATATTTTTCTTTACCAGAATAAATTTTGTGACAGTTATCTTCTGCACTCCATTCATCTTGACTAGAGTAATCAGAAAAATCTGAATACATTTGTTCTACAAGAGAGGTTGTAGGTACAATTAAAAGAACATTACGATCAGAAGAATCAAGAAAAGCTCTAATTGCCATGTATATAATAAGGGATTTCCCTGAAGCAGTAGGTGAGAGTAAAAGCGATTTCTTATTTGATAAAGCATGTTCAAGTGCCTCCAATTGGTAGTCTCTAGGTTCTATCTTATTGCCTGCAGCAGTAAGTGTTAACCCATCTGTTATATATGATGTATCTATTTTTTGTATGCTATCAGGTCGTCCATAATGAGTACTTTCAACTTCTATTTCATAGTCTCTAGCAGCTGCAAATTCTTCTACATATTTAAATAGACCACAGTATAAAGTTTTCTTACGGCCATCGAATAAACGAATTTTACCATCCCACATTCTATTACGATATGCCGGCATGAATTTATATCCTGGCACAAAGAAGCAGAAATGATCAGATAATTCTCTTTCAATACTGGGTTCGGTATCAATGTGCAAGAACGTTTCGTTCTTCTTAATTATTTTAAGCTTTTCCATTTAACCTTTCCAAGAGCAAGTGTATATTCATATTTATTACTTTTTAAATATATGCCATCAAAGCTTTTAATCTTCTCTTTAGTATTAGTCTCTAGCCATTCTTTTAACTGTGTTAAAGAGTTCCACTTCTTATTGTCTATGTAATTCAATGAATCCATTATACACCACTGGTAAATTTATGCCACTCAATCGCATTCTTAATTGATTGATGTCTCCATTTAATGTTATCCATAATCTCTTTTAGTGTATCTACCATTTCCTTAGTGTATTCTATTTTTAATTGAGCTTCTTGAATAAGTGGGTCTGCATCATACCATTTATCCATATCACTTTTTAGTACAGTGAGGCCATTCATTGGATCATAATCCCAGCCCCTATCATCTATTTCTTCTTTACTCAGCTTACCATTATAGTGTGACCACTTGTCTCTAAGTAGTACTTTAAAGTCTAACTGTTGTTTCTTGAGTTTGAGTTTATTGACTGAGTATAACTCTAGGTATTTACTGTGTAGTTTGGCGGATTCCCTGGAGGCTTCACCGAGATTCATTTCATCAATAACGGCGTCTTTCTTCCACATTTCAATAATATTTTCTAAATTGTTCATAATAATCCTTTGCTAATAATATTTATATTATAACATAAAACCGACTAAATGTAAACCGGTTTATAACACTTCAAAGTTTGTATAAGCAAATGTCACAGTAGCTTGTAAGTATTCAATGGTAGTATTCTGTGTATTAAAGTCTAAACTATCAAGTGAGGTAGGAAATAACCCATTAAACTTAATTCTTTTTGATATATTGTTATGACTGTTTAATATAAGAAGTTCAGCATCCTCTGATACATCTATATTAGAATTAATACAATTATGTAGCCATTCAAAGGTTTCAATGTAGTTTTCCATATCTTCTGTTACATTAAACGTGATGGATAAGTCTGCAAATTCCAGTCTATCACCAGCTAATGCGTAGTTGACCCCCTTATAAGGCAGTGGAGCCTCTGATAAGGTTACAGATGGTAGTGTTACCCCAGTACAAAAGTACTCAATATTGGAGTATTTCTGCCTGTTAATTACAAGCTGAAATCCAACTGGGGATAAGAAATTTTTATTTATTGTAGTCATATTATTATTTATACATCCTAATAAGTTAAACTTAAAAAGCCTTCCATGGCAGACTTACTCCTAAAGCGCAGAATTATTCCGCTTCTGTTTTTTCAATGCCAGTCTTGTCCACAACAGACTTGATTGATCCTGATACTACATCTAAAGTTCCAGTAGTAACTGCAGCAACATCTGATGCCACACCACCAACAATTCCTTTAGTTCCATCAATGACTGAATCTACTGTTGAACACCCAGTTAATACAATAATTGCAAGAGCAGTAAATAACTTATGCATTTTATTCCCCTATAAAGTAATTCCGACTGTGGTTTCCATTACATCCACGACTGCGATACATACCACTTGATATGTAGAACCCTCTTCCATGTATTTATTTATACACAAAAAAAAGGGACTCCGAAGAGTCCCTTTAAGAATCGACTTAACTACCGTTTATAGGTTGTTAATAGCCATGATTCTGAAGTATGGGTTAGCACGGTTAGTACCAACACCATCAGCTGCGACATAAGGATTTGCAACCATACCGTAACGAGTTTTAAACCCGATTCTTGGTTGGAAGTCCTCTTCACCAACTGCTTTAACCATTGATAATGGAACGTATGGGCAGTAGAATAAACCAGCGTCATACGGGTTAGTTCCTCTGTAGCCTACAGTTACATAGTCTCTAGTTGCATATGGATCAACATATACTTTAGTTCTGCCGTTAAGAACACCAGCAAAAGTATTGCCTGTGTCGTCAACATTTAAGTTAGCGGCAAGAGCAGGAGTATAGTCAAGCATACCAGCAGCTGAGATTGCAGAAGCAACATCAGAAGAACAGATGATAAAGTTACCTTTACCTCTTCTTGTTTCTCTTGCGATCACGTTAGCTTCTTTTTCGATTTGCATGATTAAAGACTTGAATCTTTCAACCATCCAACGACCGTCTGCGTCAGCAGATGCAGCCATATCAAAGATACCGTCTGCAGCAAAGCCTAACTTAGCTTTAACGTTGATTGTTCTAATAATTTCTCTGTTGATTTCAGCTAAGATTTCAGCAGAAAGAATATTAGCAAGTTCACCTTCAGCGTCTAAACCGTGGACTGCTTTAAGATCCTGAGCAAGTTCCATAGTGTATTCAGCTTTAAGAGCTCTTGATTTAGCAGTTACAGTTGATTTCTCGATTGAGAAAGCCATCTCACCGAAGTTACCACCAGTGTTACCTAGTGCTTCTGCGTCAGATGTAGCAAGACCAGTACCAACACCGAATACATCTTCAACGCCGTCAGAGCCAGCATCAGCTGATGTTTCACCAGATAATACGTCACCAACTAATGAAGTTGAACCACCACCTTGAGTACCTGTTCCTGAAAAATCAGTATCAGCTTCGTTGAATAGTGCTTCAGTACCACCTTGAGTTGAGTACTTAGATTTCATTGCAAAGATAAGTCCAGTAGGACCATTCATAGGCTGAACACCTGCGATATCATAAGCAATAAGGTTTGGCATTGCTCTTCTTACCAAAGAGATAAGAACAGGATCAAAGCCTTTAATATTAGTAGCCGATGTTGCATTGGCAGCAGTTTCAGTGATGAAGTTTCCATCTCTTTCTGCAGCTTCTTGTCTCATCGCTACTTCTTGGTTTTCTAACAATCTAGCTGTAACAGCTTTCTTGTAATTGTCGGAAATAGCAGGAGCAGATTCGTGATTTAGAACCGGGCTCCACTTTTCCATTAAGTTTGCGTCTGCGTTAAACATTTTTAGTTTCCCCTATATGTTTATATTATTTATTAAATTTGGATATTGCTTGAGTGTATCTGCTCATGGCATCAGATAAGTCAACATCTTGACTGTCCTGACCAATTAAGCTATCAACTTCATCAACTGATTCATTAACTTCTTTTGTAAAGTATGATTCTTTGACAGTTTTTACTTTCATTTCGAAAGTATCAGCGTCGTCAAAATCAATATCTTCAACTAAAGATGAAAGTTTTTCAGCTTCCGTCTCAGCAAGCCCTGAGGATTGTTGCCTTACAATTTCTGATCTTTGATAATCTTGAACAGAACCGTGTAATTTAATGTTATCCTCGGTTGATTTATTAAGGCTTTCTTCAAGTTCAGCAACCTGTGCAGACAAATCGTCTACTAGATCAACTTTACCTTCTGGAACCTCAATGTAATGTTCTGTGAACACTTTTTGAAGTGAAGTCATGAACTCTTCAGCAATTTCGGTTCTTAAACCGTTAGTTACTGCGACTTCATTCTCTTGCATCCAAGTTTCAACTACGTAGTTCATGTAGGAATCTACTTTCTCTACGAGTGAAGTTTGGATTTCAGAAACTTCTTCTTCTAGATTTTGCACATATTCGGCTTCTAATCTGTCAACTTCTTGAGCAAGCTTAGATGTTAACACTGCTTCAAAGATAGAACCAGCCTTTCCTCTGAATTCATCAGAAAGAGTAGCTTCTTCTTTAATTAGTGCATCTAAATCTTCATCAAAGTCAACTGCTTCGACTTTTGCCTTGGCCTTCTTCTTAGAATCATAAGACTCTTCCTTCTCGGAATCATCTTCTTCTTCTTCGTTGTCGTCCATTTCAGTCACTGCAACCATTTTTGCAAAGAGTTTTTGTGCATCTTCTTTACGGGCTTTCTTTAAGATTTCTACTGCAGCCTGGATTACTCCAGCCTTAGTTTTGGGAGTAGTAGGAGCTGATTCAACGGCGACTTCTTCTTCGTCTTCGTCTTCCTCACCTTCTTCTTCTTCTTCCTTAACTTTACCTTCTTCAAGTTCTGAGTCTGCCTCGTCTAAATTCTCATTTTCAACGAGCTCTGCATTCTCTTCTTGAATCGGCTCTTCAGTAGCTACATCTTCGACTGCCATATCATTTTCTAAATTGTCGATTGACATAACGTTCTCCTATAGTTTAGAGTTTAATTTAGAGAGGAAATTTTTAAAAGCTCTTACTTCAACATCAGCAGATGCCATGTTTCGAGCTTCTTTTATCTCAGTCTCAATTGATTCAATTTCTTGTGCAACTAGGACACCATTATTCCAGACCCAATCTACCCCTTCCATAATCCCATTTACAAAGGCTTCTGGAGCGGATGGATCTTGAACAATGTCAACAGTAGATAACATAAAGTCTTTTCCTACATGTTGTGTTCCATTGCGTTGTACAAGGCTTCCCATACCACGACTTGACACACCAAGCTTAACTCCACCTTCAAGCAAACCACTAACGATATTGCCCATAGGGGTATTTAAGATTGATGCTTTTCCTATAACATTACTTCCGTCCCATCGGAGTTCAGTAATCTTATGTGAAACTTTATCGAGATTAATAGTCGGTCCATCAGGGTGATTTAATTCACCAACCGCTCTACCAGTCTCTACTTGTTCTTTTATATATTTATTTACGGCGTTTTCTAGTACATCTCTTGCGTAAACACGACCATTTCTATTCTTCTGGTCTGCTTGCATGAAAACACCTTCAATGGCGAGTGTTTTTTTACCACCAACCTTTTCTTCAATGACCTCTAAATCACTGTCGATATATTCTGCAATTAGCTTCATACTTCTAGTTCCTCGCCCATCAGCTTAATAAAATCATTAGCTGATTTTTCAGCATCTTTTGCTGTCTTAAAGTTATCGTCCAACTTCTCGCCGTCGATATACACAGAGAAAGCTCTACCTTTTTGTACTACTTGTACATCAATCTTCTTTCTCTTACCACCTTTATATGACTTGACTTCCTTCTCTCCGGAACCAAGTTTAGTGGTTTTTTCTCTAAGCTCTACAAAAGAAAGCATTTATTTTTCTTCCTGTTTAGTCTCTGCTTTTCTATTATGCAAATTTGAAGCAATTTCAATCTTCTTTGCGTCTAGAGCAGCACTTAATTTATCTGCCATCATGCTATTAAACTGTTTACCAGCACTAACATTATCGCCTTTTTTCAAATCATTAATTAAGTTTTCTATTGACATAATATTGTCCTCTCGTTATATATTTATACAATCTTGTACTCTAGCTAGTCCCATCTAGGATCATCTGCATCCATAGGTTCGTTTTCGCCAGATTTTTCTTCATCATCGATTTGCGCCTGAATCTCTTTAATATCATCATCGGTAAATCGTAATACTTTCTTTCTTACCCATTCATTAGAGATGTATTTACCTACGTATTCATCTAATGTGGCTAACATTTCAAATCTTTCTCTCCAGATTTCAGCTTCTTTTAATTCTGCAAAGTAGTTATCTTCAATAAAATCAAATGTAATGGATTCTTTCCACGTATCCCAATCTGAAGATACAATAATGCCTTTAAGAATTAATTGAGTTTTTAATGTCTGCATGAATAGATCACTAAAACGCTTTCTTAATCTATCAATAAACTTCTTAAACTTAACTTCGTCCCTAGAAATTTCAGTACTTCTACCAAGAGAAAATTGAGACTCTTGGTCAAGTCTATTAACAGGTACATTTAAACTTCTATATAATTTCTTTTGGAAGTAGATGATGTCGTCAATTTGGCCGAGGTTTTCCCCGCCTGGTAACGTGGTAATTTCTGTACCTCTACCACCTTCTCTACGCGGTAAGAAGAAGTCTTCGAGCATTGACATGTGCTTTTTATCATCTTTAATGTCACCTGTTTTTGCATCATAAACCATTTTATTTCTATATTGGCTCATAATATTTTTTAAGTATTCTTCGGCTTTACCTTTAGGTAAGTTACCAACATCAATATAAAAGATTCTACGCTCTGGTGCTCTACTTATTCTGTAAACAACCAGTGAGTCTTCCATCATTCTTAATTGGTTGACTGGCTTTAATGCCTTTTGTAAATAACTTAAAATTCTTTTTCTACTCGGATCAAGAACACCCGATGTACAATATGCAATAGAATCAGGGTGAATTTTCAACCCTTGATTACTATCTCCCATTTTAGTGTCTTGGAAAATAAAATATTCTTCTTGCTTTGTAATAATTTTTGCCCCAGTTTTAGGGTCTTGTTCTTCTTCGATCTCTTTTACTTTTCTTAACTTAGTAGGATCGATATATCTTAGCTCTCTGATACCTGCTTTAGGTTTATCTTTATCAATGATAATATGATATGGTAATCTACCATCAACATACCATCTTCTAAAAATGTCATGAGCATATGCATTAAAATTTAATAATCCAAGAATATGATTAAACTCTTGGGTTATAACTTCTTTGATTTTATCAGATGTTTCTACTTCATCTAATACAATCCTTACAGGTGTATCATCATGATCACCTACAATTGCTTCATTTATAATATCTTCAACTGCAGCATCGCACTCAGGTTGAGTAGCCACATCTCTATATTTTAAAATTAAATCAATTTCATTCTTTGCTTTATCTCCATCTAAATCAAGATAAGCGCCGAAGTGACCTCCAGCCTGAATTACACCAGAACCATCTTCATCTGTATTTGGAACAAATGACGGCCTGATGGGTGCTTCCCCACCTTTTCTTTTGATCTCGAATCCGAAAAAATCTGCCATATTTTATACCTCAATAATATCAGGAGGGAAATTAATCCCTCCTTCTATTATATTTATACCTCTTTTAGCTAGTGGTATCTGACTCCCAATATTGAACTTGAAGTTCAACTGTGAACTCTTCAATTTGATTCTCGTTATCATAACTTAAATCAATTGCAGAAATATTAGTTGGGAAAGTCCCTCTAATATCATATTTCTTTACAGCTTTACCAGACTTGTCTAATTGTTCTACAATCATATCAGCCATGTAATCTGTTGGGTTAGCCAAACCAGTACCATCAACGTGTTGATTGATACCGTTACTCCATCTTTCAAATGCATTCCTAACTGAGAAATCTACATCATTAATAATCGTTACAGTCCATGGTTCAAATGTTCTGTCACCAGCCATTTGTAATTTTCTGCCGCGGAAATTAACTTCCACTGGATTAAGAATTGATGCAGGTAACTGAGCAGCCTTACATAGGAAAGAAGTCAGTTCAACATCACCTTGTGCATAACTTGGAAAGTTACACGTGACCTTAAACATGTTTGACCTAGCGCCACCTCCAACTAATTTGGATTTAAAATCGTCTACGCCTAAAATTGCCATTGTTTCCTCCTATTAACCGCCGGCGACTTCAGAAAAGTCGACCCCAGTTCTTGTTGCAATGAAGTTTAATGTAATAAAGTTGATTGATCTTGAAGGCTTAATAAAGATATCAGCAACAAATCTATTAGAATCAATTACTTGACCCGTATTATTAGATTCATCACAAACAACTAAAAAGTCTGTCACACCACGTCTTCCTTTTACATCTCGTAAAAATGGTTCCAATAAATTTCTAAATTGGGCCCTTGTAAATTCGTCATTGAATTCAAATAGTTGTGCCTTAGCAGCAGTACTAATTGCTTTCTCCAACACAATAAACAGCCTTCTTACATTGATTCTGTCAAATGCAGACGGTCTGGATAATAGTGTTTTATCTCCAAACAACATTGTACCTTGACCGGGGAATGAAACCAATGGATTCACTCTAGCCTTATACAATTCATCTCTTTGAGCTTTAGTTGGGTTATAAGCAAGTTTAGTAACACCTAATAGCTGTCCTCTATTCACACCAGCAGGTGAGAACCAAGCATCAGCTACATTGTCAGCATTAGCACATAAACCAGCACATAAGCCAGCGGAACCAATCCAACGATATACATCATTGTATTTGTCATAAACATATACTGCACCTGAATCAAGTGAAGCATAAGAAGTTGAATTTAATGTATCTGCATATGCTTTTACATCATCAGCTGGTGTGCTTGAATTTACAGAATCTTCGAGAGGTGGTGATAAGAAAGCCATGCAATCTTTTCTTGCCTCTGCAATACTGATTAAGTCAGCACCAATGGTATTAGAACCATTAGCATCTGGATGTGCAAACAATAAGTTAACATCTACTGTTTCTGAATCGGATAATAAATCAAAACCTGTTGCAATGTTAGCAGCAGTTGGCGCATTACCATCTACACCACCTGTTAAGGTGAATGTCCTTACAGCAGAATGATTACCAAATGCACCTGTTGAAGCTGCAATAGTTGTACCAGCATCAGTTAAACCACTGTCAACTCCTTCGACAGTAACTACATCATGATCACCAAACCAGATATATTTTGATTGATTATTTATTACATTCTTGTAGTAAATTGAAGTTCCTGAACTATCTTTGGCATCAGAACCCTGTGATAAGAAACCAAAAGTTTCTAAAACAGTTCCTGGTGTACCAGAGAATGCTCCATCTTCATCAATTACTGCAATGTGTAATTCGTCTGCTGCAGTAGTTTTCCCTAGGCCCTTTGCAAAATCAGACGTGCCAGGAGCAGCGTCAAACTGTCCTGCATGAGTCCATGCTGCAAATGTGGAACCTAAAGAGCAAACTTCTACTTTAAGACTGTTACCGAGTACGCCTGGATACTTAGCCATCCATGCACCCTGAGTTGTCAGACTAAATGTCTGAGAATCATAAGAGTCCTCGTTTTTAATTAAAAGAGTTGTGTCTCCAGCAGCTGACGCGTTGTTAGCTGTCGAATCTACTACTCTCACCGTTTTAAGTGCGTTACCATACTTTAAAAAAGATGCCGCAGTTAAAAAGTATTTGGCCGTATTGTTGTCTGGTGTGGAAAAAACCGACGCCATGTTGTCTTCTGACGACACGAGTCTAACTTCTTCTACCGGACCCCAATTAAAAGCCCCCGCGAATCCACCAATACTGGTTGATACGGCAGGTACGACGCTAGTCGCGTCTATTTCCTTGACTTGAACGCCAGGAGATACTTGAAATGCCATCGCTTTATCCTCTCAATTTGTGAGTTAGTTAATAAGTTTCCATAATAAGTTTATCTTCACTGATTATATTTATAAATAACTGTACTCTATCAACGCTTCCATTCAGTTTCAAACCAGACATTACCATCTTCTGGCATATCTTTACTTACTGAATTTTCTAAATCACTACCATTATCTATATAGCCGAAAGGTAGCATATCATCTTGAATTTCTGCTAGTCTTTCCCTATAAAGTAAATTTTTCATATCAATATTTGTTAAGTTTTCAAAGACATCTGTAGATGAAAACCAACCAAAAAGAACTAAATTCATCATTAGATCATCATGGTTACCACTCGATGCTTCGTAAGAATTACCTCTTGAAACAAAGGTGGACATTTCTATAATGGTTTCAGCATCATAGATTATTAATTTTTTCTGTTCAATTAAATCTTTTATAGTAGAACAACCAATTCTTTTTACTCTTCGGGTCATAGTAACACCGATAGCATTACTTTTAATTGATGATTCTACAAACAGATTTTCATATTCTAAGTCGTAATATAATCCATTACATACAACAGCACCTTGGTCGTTACTCTCTACTACTACATATGCTTCATTATATGTCTTAGCATATTTGTAAATAATATCAGGAAATAACATAGGTGATAGTGTATTATCCCTAAATGTTGCAACTTGTTCGAATGGTTTTGTAGAACAGTCGATTATATTAAAGGTTGAATAGTCTTGGCCTCTACCCTTAGCAACATCAACTAACATGACATATTGGTGACCAAGTTCCGGTTCTTTAAATAAATTAATATTCTCTTTATAATAGAGAGGATCAGCTGCCTTTTGAGCAAGTAATGTCTCTGCAGAAATAAGTGTGTTACCTCTACCATGAAAAGTATTACCAAATTCTTGATCAAACTGTAGTGCTGATGTATTTGCTATTGTAGATTCTTTCCATGCTTCATCTCTACCTGGCACATCCCACCAATCAACTCTAAATGCTTTAAATTCATTAGTTCCCTGAGTTGCACCTTCCCATATTTTATGATATACATTACCAATACCGTTTGCGGTAGATGTAATAATAATCTTTGTATCTTTACCTGCAGAAACAACTGGATATGTTGATGTATAAAATTGAGCATCGTTTTCAATAAACGCAAACTCATCTAGGAACAACAAGTTGATAGATAAACCACGAATAGAACTACCTGATGTAGCAGCTGCAATAATCTTTGAATTGTTTGAGAACTCGATCGAGCCTTTATTAAGTGCCTTACACCCTGGCTGTAAAAAGAATGGCAAGTTTTCTAACATGAGAGTTACACGAGCCAACATTTCTCTAGCAGTAGCACCCTTGTTAGCAAGGATAGCAATAGTCTTTTCTGGGTGAAAACATGCAAACCATAATAGATATGCTACAGATGAAATAGATTTACCAGACTGTCTACATGCAAGAACTATAGAAAATCTATTATCATTGAAGTGTTTAAACATCTCTTCTTGGTATGGATATAGATCAAAAGGTACTAATCCACTATCAAGTGAAATCACTTTTAAATAAGTACGAGCAAAGTATGCAGGTTCTTGCATACATTTTACATACTCTAATACTTCTTCTTTTGAAAATTGAGTTTCTACTCCGTCTCGTTTGACAGAGGGATTACCTAAGTAACCAAACTCGCTATTCTTGATCCTCTGCATCGATTATTCTATCTCTATCTTGTTTTAATAATCTTTGTAGTTCCGAGGTGGAACCTACAAATACATTATTATTTGTAATCTGTTTTCTTGCCTCTTCCTTTTCTTCATCTTCTTTAGCCAAATCTTTCTTTGACTTTTGAAGCGCCATTAATTTTTCTGTGGTGTCAGCAATGTCTTTTATAGACCTAGATAAAACTTCGAATGCTCTTGGGTGTTCGGATTCACGAGCAAGTTCTGCTAGAGAATCTAGGGAAAGTGTTCCTGTTTTAATCAAGTCACGATAAGTTTCCCTAGAGAATTCATAGTCATCTTTAATATCTTTTTTATCTTTATTAATAGATGGCTCTGCTTTCTTCACGGGCAAGTTTTTTTCGAGGTTACTCCTCATTTTATCTAATTTATCCATATTTAATCTACATCTGGATTATTATCAATAGTTACTGTTACCGTATGATTGCTTTCGGTATCAGTATTACCTACTGTAAAATCCATTTCTTCAAATCTGTTTGAATCGTTATTAGTTCCAAATTTTTCAAAATCAATGTTGATCTCTCTAATAAGACCAACATCACTTGTGGGTCCGTAAAACTTCATTTTCATAGTAAAGTCAAGCTGATATATGAGAACTCTTCTAGTTGCAAGGTCTCCTTCATAATCATCTTGTATAGTTACACCTTCAAGTATTACGGGCACATCTTGTTTAAAATCAAATCCTTCTACTGGCTTTATTGATACAGTATAATCTGGCTGAAAATATGGAATAATTTGTTCCATAATTTGTAAACCATCATCTTGATTCTTTGCCATAATATATAGAGACATACCAATATCATAAGATGTAAAATGTTTGATTGTCTTTTTCTTTGTAATATCACTACCATGTGTTTCTACTATAGTATTGAGCTTACTTAATTTTTGATTAGGGTCTAGTGCTAAGGTAGTTATCTCAAATGCCATTCTAGGCAGTTTAAGAGCAACTGATTGGTCAAATCCTGTTTCTTGATCTAGTCTAGCAAGAAATTTTTGTTTGGGGCCGTATGCAAGTGGAACCTTTACTATGCTAGATGCAGAATTAGTGCCACTCTTTCTTACAATATTTAAATTATTAAAAAGTGTGCCGAAAACAGCAACTGACTTTCGCATTGTAGCATGATAGAAATGATTACCAAACATTATGATGGGTCTCCAAATGGATTTGATTCAGTGAAATCAATAAAATTATCTGCTTCTACTTCAAATGCAACATTTTGTGCACCTGGATCCTCAGGCATAAATGAATCATCACCATCATTTAATCCATAGATTTTAATAATCGTATTAGTATTATTTGATTCAGCACCATATAGTGTTTTAGTAGCAGATACAATAAACTCTTTATAATCATCACTACCCGTAACGCCGATATTTGATAATGATATCTGCCCTGCAATGTTTGATGTTTTTGTTACATCTTGTACTCTACCAAACACCTCAATTACTGTATTACCATCAGCAGATTCTTCAGCAGTTTGTAATACTTGAGTTACTATTTCGCCTTCTTTAAAGTGATTACCAGATGTAGTAGTATAATCCATAACTAGCTGATAAGCTTCATCACCAATTTTACGATCAATTTCATCTATTCCAGTATCAAAGTCCTCATCATTGTATTCAAACAGTGAGCAAGTAAGCTTATATACAGGTAAATTTGATAATTGATAAAATGGTTTATCATCTTCTACGAATGTAATCTCAAAGAAAGAATTTGTCATTGGCAAGAATAACAAGTCACCTTCTCTAGGCTTGGACATAGCTTCATATAAACCTACATTACCATTCCAAACCTTACGAGAAATAACAAAGTTAGCTTCATCTCTGACTTCAATACCAAACTTTTGATATAGGTCTCCAGCACCCTCAAAACCATCAACATTTTCAATGTATGCTTCCATTAAATAAGCATCATCAAAGCTTCCGGCCGGGTCTTCTCCTAAAATATTATCTCGGTTAACAAGAGTACGTGGTATATAATACACGTCTTGACCGAATATTTTAAGTGATTCTATAACTAAGTCTTCGTAAAGGTTTTGTTCCGACCTTACTGCCTGACTAAAATATACATTTCTAGGCATTTAATTACCCCATGTAAAAGTCAACTGGTTGTTCCCAATTCAGCCTAACTTCTTCTTCTAATTTTTGTAACTCTTCATTTGCATCATCAAATAGCTGTCTGCCATTAAATGTAACACCACCAGGCATTACCATTCCTTCGAATTTAATTAAGTTTGCACCCCATTGTTTTTTTAGTAATGCTGTACAATATTTCTTTAAATAGTAATCATTATACACATCTGTATATGTTTCAGGATCCAAAATTCTATAAGCTTCTACTACAATGTAATCATTAACTTTTACTTCTTTTGACCAATCCATGTCAATACGAAGTTGGTCTCTATGTCTATCAAATGAAACAAATTTATCAGAGGAATCAATTAACATATCTAGTGTAGAAAGATACTCTCTAGCCATTGAATATTCTAATAAAGAACCAAGATAACCCAATGAGAACATATCGTTTAAATGCATCTGATATTTAATATCAAACATACCAGAGGAAGTACCTGAAGCTCTAAGAGGCATTAATCTAATAACGTCTGTAACTAATTCTGGAATAGGGATATAACCATTATCTATATCAGCTTGTGTTACTTGATGCTTTAAAAATACCTTTTCAATAGCATCTGCATGATAGTGCTGATAGAATTGCAGACCTTCGTCTATTCTATCTTCTATTTGATCTTCATCAATGTTAATTTCAATGACTGGTGCACCTAAAGATCTTAAACAATAATCTATAAGTGTTTGTCTACTATTTGGTTTTGCCATTTTAATACCTCTATTATAATAGTATTTATACTATTTATAACCTATTCACACCCAGTTTATAATATATCGCCGGGATATCTGCTACTCCACATGGTTAAACTATATTTAGCTCCTTTAGTTAATTCTGTGCTCGTGTGTCCGTGTGTAACAGCACCAGGAAATAAAATCATCTTGCCTGGTGGTATATCTTTATTACTAATGCCTTGCCTAGGAAAATACAATTCACCACCCGTATAATTATCATTTAATTTAACAGACCCAGTAACTAGACTAGCATCGGTATGTAGATTTAAACTTCTTTGAGTATCCATGGTGTATTTCATTACAAAAGCATCTCTCATACCATACATTTCTAATGGGTGCCAATACTTTTCAACAATTGGATAAATAGATTCTTCCCATGTCTTACATAACATATTCCAAAGATTTAACTCTTTTAGCCTAATTTCTTGTGCAGGAAATTTATCATCTTCTAAACTTTTAAATCCACCATTAGCTTCTGCCATTTTAATAAGTGTATCACATTGTTTTTCATCCATAAAATCAACTATGATCATATCTTTTTCTAAAACGTCAAATCTACCATATTGATTAATTCTAAATAATGATGGCATATTCTGATAAGTACTATCTACGTGTTCAGTGAATAATTTATCATAAGTAAACCAATTAGAACTTATATTATTACCATGATAAACACACCCACAAGTATTTGTTATAGGATTCCACATCTGTCCATTTTCTAATTTAGACATAGCAGGCTCATTAGTCTGAAAGATGTAACAATCATAATCAATTGTTTGGTCGTACATTCTCTCTTGTGGACGAGCAAATAGTCTTTGGCAAAATTCTTGATCATCTACAAATGAATTGTGGTCTTTGGCTTTACAAAAATCTCCGGCATTCTTATATTGGGAAAACAATTCTTTTATAATCCATGCCCTTCCAATATAACCACCACTATTTAAAAACAAATAAGGTGAAGTAGGTTTATCAGGCCCTGCGTTCTTCTCTGTCATTCTAAAGTAATTATACTTCTCCCCAAAGGTCTTTGATAAATCTTCATCATCTTCACACGGCCATAAATGGGTTTCTCCAGCCCATACAATATCATAATTAAACTCTAATAATCTATCTACTATTGTTTCACCATCATCAACAAAGAAAGTATCATAGCCATCTGTAAAAAATACAATGTCCATATCATCAACTTCATCTGAGTGAACAAAATCATGCATTATTTTTATTTTAGGGCCACCGCCAAAACTTTCCATTGAATCTGCCCAATCATAATTTTCTCCAATGTTTTTTAATGGCACTCCATATTTTTCAGCACTCTTAAATAAATTTTTAGTTTTATCAGGATCTGTTCCGATGGTACAAAAATGAACATTCGAGTAATCTTTAAATCTTTCGACCTCATAAGTATTAACTTCTATAGAGCTTGGATTTTCTGCCCGAGGAATTTGATTACATGAATCTTCTTTTAATGCCCAAATATTTAAATTCTTTTTTCGATGCATATAAGGTAAATATTCATCTACAACTACAAGTTTTTTTTCAAAGCCATCTATTAGTATTTTAGCACCTTTGGGCGTTAAAACATATCCAGTCATATTATATGGATAGTCAGGTGATACTAATTTATCATCTGTTGGGTGTGGAATAATTCCTTCAGGTCCCAGGTGTAATTGAGCGTCATTGTGTTGTAAATATAAGAAATCACAATCATCTCTTTTAATTACTTCTTGATAATATTTTTCGTCCCATAAATCCCAATTAATAATCACATCATCTTCTAATATAATCATTGGCTTATTAGAAGCAACAACTTCTTTCCAACAATTTAAATGAGAAATTGAACAACCCAGTTCACCTTTCTTCATTCTTTGTACACCTGCTGCGGGCACACTTCTCCACGATTTATGAACATCATACCCCATATCTAAAACATCAGAATAAGAGGTAATATCTCCATAAATTGCTTCTATAAATTTATAATCTTTTAAGAATTTATTGTTCTTTTCAAACAATTCTTTTCGATCGGTACGGTGTGTTAGGTTTATAACTAATTTTTTCATTACGAATTTCGCCTCTGCATTAATAACATATAGTATTATTTATACAGTTATTTTTT